CCATTAGTAGATAAAACTTGACCATTAGATCCAGTATTATTTGGTAAAGTTAAAGTATATGTAGCTCCAGCAGAATGAGGAGGTGCTTGAATTTTAACTCCGTGAGTATTTACATGGCAATTTAATTGTATTGCTCCATCAATACTTGAGCCATCTCCTTTTACAATTAAAGTTGGAGATGGTAATCGATTATTATTAATTGTACCACTAGAAATATTTGCAGCATTTATAGATGCAACATTAAATGTTCCATAACCAACAACATCTAAAATATCTCCTGCAGCTGCACCACTTGCAAGCACTACAGAATTTCCAGATGAAATATTAACATCTGCTGCAGATAACCTAACGCCATTTAGATATACATCCGCAAATCCCGCATCATAAGCTAAATTATTTCCAGCTGTATCCGAGCCACTAAATGTAGTTTGACCAGCTGTAGCTGTATAATTAAATCTTGCAGAAGTACCATTAATAGTAGAACCAGCTGCAGACCAACCACTAGACTTATAAACTTTTAATTCATTAGCAGTAGTATCAAAATATAGATCTCCAACATCAAGTGAGCTTGTAGGAGCTGATGATGCTATTCTATAAACATTTGCAAAATTTTGAACAGAAGATAAATTATTATTTACATTCGTCACAGCTGCAGAATTATTTGCTAAATTAGATAATCCAGAGATCCCAGCTAAAGTAGTTATTTCAGAATTTAATCCAGCTAAAGTTGTAATGTTTGTATTTTGTGCGGCAACTGTAGAAATATTATTTGTTGGAGATATTTGACCCGCAACTAAATTTACATTTGCTTGATCTGATGTTGATAATTGAATTTGTCTCCAAGCTGTACCAGATAAGTCATAAACTTTCATGACATTATTTGTGGTATCAAAATACAACGCACCATCTACAAGAGCATCGCCATCATTATCAACAGATGGATCTGAAGTTTTAGCTCCTAAAAATCTATCATCAAAATTATCTAATAAATTTTCCGCTGCAGTTTTTGCAGTTTCTGCTGCTGTCTTAGCAGTTTCTGCTGCAGTTTGAGATGCTGCCGCTGCTGTAGCTGAATTAGCTGCAGCTGTAGCATTAGTTGCTATTGAGCTTGCATCTAGGCTTACCTCTAAATTTCCGCTGCTATCAAAAGCTAATAATTTTCCAGCTCTTGTGGCTGCAGTTTGTGCAATCTCAGATGATGCAATATCATTTGATCTTGAAATTTTAATTGCTCTATCTAATTCTTCTTGTAGCTCTTGTTGTTGTAAAGTAATTTTATCAAGAGCTGCCTCATGGGTTTCAGCTGGAAAAGGATCATTAGCAATGTAATCTGTTTCTTGTGTTAAGTTTGTATCTCTTAACAAGACAACTGTATTACCCGTAGCTGGAGCTGATACAAAATTTACTTGTCCACCAGCTGATCCATTATCTACAATAGAATAATGGGTAGTAATAGTTTGTATTGTTTCTGTTCCGTTTGCTGCTCTTAATATTACTGTAAGCTCATTTACACTATGAATAGGAAAAGTGTAGGCAAAACTTGTAGTAGTATTATCCGCATTATAAGAATTTTTTACCGATAAACTCGATACTGTCATTGTATTTACTCTTTCAATTGTTGGGAAAAATTTTTGTAGGCGTTATAATCCTACTATATTTTTCGTATTAGATTAATTTGTCAATTCTGTCTATAACTATTTATGGCTTATAATAGTAAGTTTGACCCCTCTGATCTTCATGTTTTTCAGATATTCTGCTAAAATAACCTGGGTCTAAAAATTCTTTTAACTGATAGCCAATCAAATAGTCATAAGCTGCCTTAGAATAGTACATATTTAAAAATGGTATATTACCCTCTGCAAATTGTAAAAACTTTTTGCCAGCTTTTTTTGGATCATTTACATTTTGAACAATACTTATAATTTTTTCTATATCTCCATAAGTTGGTCCCAATATAGTCTCTGCCATACCTCCGCCATATTCATTCTGCAGTTCTTGGAATATAAAATCTCCATATATACCTACCCCACCACCTTGAGCAAATGCTTGAAATAATACACCTGGTCTTTTTGGATCTCTTGGAGATCTACCTTTAAGCATATCTTTAACAGACATAGCAATATAACCAAACATAGCTGATAATAATATCATTGATGTTAAACCAGATATTTGAGCAAATTTACTGTCATCGGGTCCATAAGATTTTAATTCTCTGCCAATTATTTTTTTCCAAATTGTTATAGGAAAAGATTTGAATTGACCCATAAATCTTAAAACTTCTCCTCCAGCTGTACCTTTTTTATATCCTTGGTTCATAAAAGCTCTAACTGAGCTATCTGGCTCTGGAGTTCCGTGCATAGCTTGATCAACCAAAACATTACGCCAAGTCATTTCAAGATCTTTTTTAAAATTTCTAATTTCTCTTTCGCTTAAATCTTTGCCAATATATTTTTTTATTGTATCGTTTGATATGCTATTGACATCCTCAGCTGTCATATATCTTTTGTTTTCTACATCTAAAGTTTTAATAGAACGCAACATGTCCCATTTACCCTCATCAAAACCATAGAGCTTTAAAACATTTCTTTCTCTTGTTTTAAGATCTAACCATTTTGTGTCAGCTAGCATTCCATAGTGTCTAGCTAAACCAACTGTCATTCCAGATTTTAAACTTGAGATCCATCTGTTCAAACTATTGTATTTAAAAAACATATTTTGTAGTTTTCCCATAGTCCCCCAGGTATCACTACTTGAACCATATTTATTGCCTTGGAATGAATGAATAGAATTACTTATAACACCCAAGACTTCCATAGCTTGTTTATCTTGTGTTTTAAATAAAGCACCTAAAGCCTCAAATAATCCATTAAATAAACCTCTACCTTGGAATTTAGTTGTAGCCATATATTGACCAAGATCTGCAATAGATGTTGGAGCTGCAAAACCTAACTTACCCATTGTTTGTAAAGCTCTAATAGTCATACCAACTTTAGCAGCAATTTCATTTGCAGCACCATTAATAGAACCATCTAACTCTGCAAACTCTTTACTAAAATTTTCAAAATTTAGTTGTCGTGCAAATTCTGGGTTATCTTTTTTGTATTGTTTTCTTAATACAGCTAACGCTTTGTTAAAAGTATCTTTAGGATTTGTTCCAAGTTCTTGCATTAAAGCAATGTTTCTTGCAGAATTACTTAATACACCTAACACACTTTCTTTTAAAGATGGCTCTCCAAAAGCTATGTCGTATTCATGTCTAGCTGTAGCGTCTTTAAAATGTAAAACTCTTGATGCGTTTAATCTGTTAGTGACATTTTTAGTACCATATATGCTATTAGTCCCGCCATGTTTTAGATGATCGTTTGCCATAAAGCTATCATAAATGCCATCTAAGATTTCATCGATTTTTTCTGGATCTCTTACATTCTCAAAAGTTCTTGTAAGATCTAATCTTGATTTTATAAATTCTCTCCAAGCAGTTCTATTGTCAGCAACTATTTTTGATACCTTGCTAGCATTAGCCATTTTTTCTGTATTATGACTTTGCCTTGTTAGCCAAGTATCAAGTTTGCCAATATTAGCTCCTAAATCATTTAGTCTTAATCTCCAATCTTCTTGGAATGATTTTAATATTTTAGCAATTTGTAAGGCTTGTTCATTTAAAACTGTTTCGCCAAGCATTGCTTTTTTAATTTCTAAATCAAAAACTCCGCTCGTAAAATTGTCCCAAACATCATCGCCTAAATCTTTTACAGCTTGATAAAATCTTGTTAATTCTACAACTTCAATAGTATCTTGTTTTGAACCAATAGAGTTTCTGGCAACCAAAGAAAATTCCTGGATCCCAACTAAAACACCTAGTAAGGCTTGTTTAGGTTTTAATTTACCCTCTGATAGATCTACTGCATCTTTAACTTTTTCAACAAGCTCTAAGGCTTTAATATTGTTTTCTGCTAAATTTCTTTTTTTTAACGCTTGTTCGTATTCTAATTTTTTTGCAACATTATCTGCAATTAAGTTTTCTGTTTTTTCTTGGTTTTGTCTAAACTTAGCCTCATTAACTTGTATTTTAACTTCATCTAATATTTGATTTATTTGTTCTTCTGGTAATAAATCTCCAGTTAATCTTTTTACTTCTTTAAAACATTTACTTATTGTTTTTACAGTAGGTATTTTTTTAGCCATTAAGTTCCTCTTTTAACACAATTAGCACCAGCTCTAATAGCATCTCTAATTTTTGTTTTATTTTTTATATTATTGTCTATTTTTTGTATCTCAGCTCTATCTTGAACAAGACCTATATCAAGTTCGTCTAAATCTTCATCTTTTACATCTAATTGTCTTTGATGTAATTTTTGTCTTTGATTTAATGTTTCTGCCTCATTTTCTAACTGAGATGTATCTTTTTCTCTTACATTTAATTGTTCTCTTGTTATAGCTCCAGTTTCATCTCTTTGTTTAAATGTAGCTCTTTCTTTTTCTACCGCTTGATCGTTTGCTTTTTTCTTAGCCTCAAACAATTGTCTTTCAGTTTTTTGTAAATTTCTAATATTTTGTAAAAATATTTTAGCAGACTTTCTGTCTCCTCTTTTAATTGCATCTGAATATAATTTTTTAAATTCTGATATTTGATCGTCTAATTGACTTAATTGTTTATCTCCTATTTTAGTTTTATTAACAATTAAATCTCCAGTATCTACTTTTTCTCCTCTTAGATGTTTTCCTATTGTGTACTTTAATAACGCTTGTTGATTTTCTGGAGATGCTGCAGCTAACTTTTGATATATATTTGGCTTGCCTCTTTTTTGAGCAATAAAATCTCCAAGTTTTCCAAAACCAGTATGAAAAGTTGCTCCTATTAAACCACCAGCAGCAACATTTATAAAACTATCGTAAGCATCATAATCTGATTGCTGAGATCTGTGTACTCCATAAACAATAGGCTCAACAGCTAAGTTTCCAACAAAACCCTCAATAGATCCTCTTTTTAATCTTGCTATATTCTTTCCAGACTTAGCAACCATTGAGGCAAATCTAGCTTTACCAACAACTGGTATAAAAGCTGCTCCAATATTTATTGGATCTAAAAAACTTGTACCAAGAGAAGTTAAAAAGAATGAGCTTTTTGCAAATATGTTTTGTGGTCCCTTAGATATTGTTTCTGATCTTTGTCTTTCTTTTTCTTTTTGTTCAACAATATAATCTGCAACATGCTTTCTTGTATCTTCTTTAAAATTTAAACCAAGATAACCATATTTCTCATTTAATTCATCTCTACCTATTAAAGTATTGTCTTGATTATAAGCATCAAACTCTTGTCCCTTACGCCATAAAGACATACTTGGATTGTAGTTCCAGGTATTAACAATATTAGCTTTTTGTGCCTCAAAAAAACCAGTAGATATATTATCGTAAGAAGATCCTATCTCATCTTTTGTTTTTTCGAATTGTCCAAATCCAACATTAATCATTATGCAGCTGGCTCCGCAAATGGATCGTAATCTTCTACAAGTACCATTTCTTTATTAGTTCCAGGGAATACATATTTTGTATCTAAAAAACTAAATTCTACTTTTTCTCCTTTAGCATTTACAACTGGAACCATAGTCCCGTCATACCAAGTAAAATGTAAAACAACACCCGTTGAAGTATCGTTTAATAAAAATTTACTATCATTTTGCATTGCTGATTTAATTCTCATTTTAATATCTGAACCAGATAAACCTTTAACTTCTGTATTACTTGCATAATGAGCATATCCATCTTTACCCATAAATTCATCTAGGTATGTTCCTTGTTTATCTTCTACTGCTAATTCTATAGCCTCTGTTTTAGTGAATACTTGTATTTGACTTACTCTTTTTCCATTAATATCAGCTGGAACAAAAAATGTTTTACTTGGAGCTATTGTATAATCAGATAAAAATTCTTTTGTAACAGAATTTATTGCATCATTATAATTATCTCCTCTGTCTATTCTTACAAGCACAGCTCTATATAATGTATCTTGCAGTTGAGCTTTATATGCAATGTCATCAAAAGAACCAGATTGTTGACTTTCAATAACTGTTTCAAAGTCATTAATTTTTTCTGATATTTTTCTGTTTATATCTTTTTTAGAAATATTTTTTGGTAATTCTGCTAAAGCAACCTTTTCTAAATCTTTCATGTTGTAGCCTTGCAAAATATCTTCATTTAATTTTGCGCTATTGGTACTCATAGCAATTGCATAAGCGGTTGGTAAATTTTGATCCGTCATTTGTTTTAGGATTTGTGGCATGTGTTCTTTGCCATAAACTTCTCCAAGACTTAACAATGTAGCTTTTTTCTCTTGCCAAGTTTTGTCAGATGAAGTTATTGTTGCAACACTTGCTTTTATTTCTGAATTACTAATATAAAATTGTTTGCTTTTAGGTATGTTTAAATCAATAAATTTTTGGTCTAATAATAATTTTTTTTCTGCAACTAATTCTTTTTTCTTTTCTATATCTGTTGTGCTTAATATTTTTTGTTCAAGAGCATTTATCTCTGGATTTGTTTTATTAATATATCCAACAATATCATTATTGTTTATATCAGTTTGTCTTTCAGTTATTGCTTTTTGAATAATAGCATTAGCTGCTGTCTTTGCTTTAATTTCATCTCCAGATCCAGTTAGTTCATATAATTTGATTGTTGATAAATCTTCTTGTTTGCCATCATGCACTTGTCTTATAGATTTAAAAACAAAACTTTGAACCTCAATTGCGGTTTTAACTTCATCGTAGTTCTCATAACCCTCAAAAATTTTTAAATACTCTGAGCTGTCATGCTCTGGAGCCAAACCATTAGATACTCTTACACTATCGCTTTCAATATTACCCAAAGCCTTTTGTTGCGCAGCTAAAGTTATTTTGTTGCCTATTCTAATCTTTGTTTCTGCATCTAAACCTTTATAAACTCCAGCATCAAAATTATTTTTAGTTTGTATTGGATCTTTGCTTAGATGATTTGTAATTGTTAAAACATCTATGTTGTTTGCGGTATCAAATTCTAATTGTTTAAATTTATCGCCAAACAAATCAATATTACTTTGATTAGCAAAAAAAGCATTTTTATCTGCAACTGCCATTTCATATTCTCTTGATCCTACTTGAGAATTAGCAATTTTATAACTTATAGCATCTAAATCTTTTAATTTTAAAGATCTACTTTCATTTCTAAAATTAACAAAAGTATTATCTCTGATTGTTCCACTCTCAGAAATAAATCTTTTGTTCATATAATTTTTGAACATTTTTTTAGCGAATGGTCCCTTGAGATTTAAGAGTGTTGTATCTAAAGTTTTTTGCCAATCTGCTTTGTAAGCAGCCATAGCCTCATCTGGCTTTGTGCTTTCTTTGTATTTATTAACTCTTGTTGCTAATCCCTCTTTGTTAGTAATTTTAGCACCATGTATATTTTCAGTTATATCGTCTTTATCAATATTTTTACTTGCCTCAATAACCGCATTCTCAGCTTTTTGTTTTTCATATTTTACATAAAGCTCTTCTCCAGCTTGCATCATGCCTTTAAAAGCATTTGGTATAGCTGTCATCGTAGCTCTATCTATCTTCATTCCAGATGTTGAAGTAGTTTGAGTTATTTCTTCTGTGGGTCTTACTTGTGATTGATAAATTTTTATAGCCATATTTCTCCTAACTAAACATTGCAGCTGTTGATAATAAACTTTGACCCGCTGCATAATAAGATGCTTTCTTAGCTACCTTGCCTCTAAATCTTTCAATAGCTGCCTCCGCTCTTGCATTAATAGCGTCATTGTAAGTTTGATCTCTTGCTACTTCTGCATTGTATTTTAACATATCTCTATCTCTTTCCATGTTAAGAGAATTTTCAAACAAAACATCTAAAGCTGAACCAGATATTTCTGCACCAGATGTAGCGTAAGAAGTTCTTATTGTACCCTCTAGCTGATCTGCTTGATGATTAAATTTTGGTAAATCGTAAGTAGTATAAACTTTGTAAGCCTGGTCGGCTTGCATCTCTTTTATTTTTGCATCTCTTTCAATTAAAGACGCATTGTAATTAGCTCCAGCTTGTGCAGCTCTGCCTCCCATTATATCGCCAAAAAAACTCATCTTTCTATCCTCGCAAATCTAATAAAGTCTGCACCATCGGGACCATAACTTTTCATAACTCCCTCTGGATTTAGACCTAGCCATTTAGCAAATCGGATTGCCATTTCACAATCTGCTTTGACGCTTGTTTGTAATCTTTTTATATTATTATTTTTTATAAGCATCTCAGTTCTTTTCTTTATATGCTTTGCGCAAAAAATTGGATACTTATAAATATCTTTTGTAGCTAAGACCCACCCCTCAGCAACGCCATCCCAAAGTGTAAATACACCTCCAGCCGCTATGGGTTTGTCATTAACTAAACCCGTGAACGACATACCAACTTCTTTTAAGTAGTAAGCATATTTTTTATGTTCTGGTTTAAGCTCTAATAATTTGCTGTTTAAACCAGTTTGTAAAATTTGTTCAGCGTGTTTATTCTCAAATGGTACAATAACAACCTTAGACACTCTCTGTCTCCAATCTAGGATATATACCTAAGATAGTCATCGGTAGAGCCTGGGGTTGCTTTACATAAATTAATCCCTCAACTCCGTGTCCAGTATCAAATTCTATTTGTTTATCTCCAGTAAATAATGGCACGGGTAAATCCATACTTGCGCCACTATCTCTAAAATCTATTACAGTTAAATTATCTGGTGTTGGTCCAACACTAGCTCCAACTGTATCTTGAAATCTTACAGATAGATCAAAAACTCTAACTGTTTTAGTTTGTGTAGTTTCTGTAAATCCCTCATCTAATCTCATTGTTTGTAAGTCAGAAGAATATAACAATCCTACTTGTGCCTCTTCTATAGCTACATCTAAATTTATGCTACCCGATGAAACTGTTTTTGCATTTTGTACAGATCCCTCTCCTATAATATTTACTATTTCTCCCTCTAAATGAGATAGTCCAGATAATGTAGAAGTTTCTCCACCCGTATAAGTTAATCCACTATCTAAATAATGGAATGCTGTAAGATCTTTATTAAATTCAAATGGAGTAAAATATTCAACATATCTTTTTGTAGCTCCATTTATATATCTATTAATAATTACATAAACTTGATCTTCATCGCTATCGCCATCTATTGTTGCAACACTTTCTACTTTAGCATGAGTTAAAATTTTATCTGTCTGTTCTGAGCTGTGTGCTGATGTTAAATCAATGATAGATGCTCTAAGCTCATCACTAAATAATTGTATTTGATTATCATCTATTTTTTCTACAAAGTATTTTGTATTTTTAGCAAGACCAGAAATTGTAGTACCTGAGTTTTCATAAAAAATATGATCTCCAGTTTTAAATCCATGATTAGATATAAATAAAATATTATTATTTATATTTACACCTTGATAAATAAATTGTGTAGTATCGGATCCAGGAGCTGAGGTTAATGAGATTGCAGTACCACCAGACGCATTAGATGTAGATGTTGCAAGTTTTATTGTATTAGCATCAACAGCTATTACAAAATAAACTTTTGAATTAGATAATCCACCTATTACATTTGATCCAGCAAAATAATAAACTTGATCTCCCGTAGATAAACCATGACCAGTTAAAGTAATTGTATTGTTAGATGTTGAAACATTTGTAGAGTTTGCTGTAAAAGAAATTTTTTGTTGCTTAACAACTTTACCAGTATCGGATTTTCCACCGAATATATGTCTGTGCCAGGCAACAACATTTTCTAATCTGTTGTATGTAAGACCAGCTAATTGACCATCAGATCTTACTGCCCAGACAATAGAGTATGGTTCTTGTTGGTAAGCCATATCAGTAAATCCACCAACTGAAATATGATCTGCAAGTATAGTTAAGTCTGGAGCTGTATAACCATCTGTATCAAAATTATATGCAAGCTCTCTAATTTTTCTTTTTGCTCTTTGTAAAAATATTGTAGCATTTCCAATTGACAAAGCATCTACTCCAGCAGATCCATAATTAGATTGTTTCCTAATATTTATATTTGTTGGTGTAATTGCATCTTGAGATGCTCCAGAAGATACTGCGTACTCTCCACCAGTTGTCATTACAATTAAAGTTCTTGTAGCTTTCATAGCCTGGATTGCATTGACTTGGTTAGATGCAATTGTATAAACCATAGCATCATTATCATTAGTACCACCAGTCATATTTTCATAATCTCCAGATTTAGAAAAAAACATTGTTTGTGGTTGAGTAGAAGTACCAGCAAAAACTAGACGCTGCTCAAAAAATGAAACACATCTTGGAAAACCAGTTGTTGTAGAAAAAGCTCCTAACTTCCAATTTTCAACTGCATTAGTATTATCAAAATTTTTATTAACTGTTGCACTAACAGATGTACCAGAGCTAAATGCAGTTATCTTTGCATTGCCGTTAGAAAAATTAATTAACCTATCTACATCTGTTGATACAAAAATAGAGCTGCTCGCTGTTATAGTTATATTTCCAGAAGTTCCGCTTGGAGTGACAGTTGTTGATGTAGTGTTGCTATCTAAGTATGGTCCATCAGTAAAGCTGCAATTAGTTAGTGTCCAGGATGTATGACCAGTACGAGATAATTTTTTTACTGGATGGCTTTCGTGAGTTAGGTACATAATATCTGCAGATTGTGCAAATTTAAGATCTGATAATTGAGCTGTTGTATATGGAGATGATATTTCAAAAGCAGATCCACCAGATGTTATTTGACCATTATCTTTATAAAATCTTATGTATTGATTGCCAAATTCTAAAATATAAGTTTGCTCTGTAGAAAATGTAAATGGTATTAATCTTGTTTTGTTTGCGCTTGTTTTAACTTCTGATACAAAATAGGTTCCTGGTCGTCTAGTTATTGGTCCATGGGGTAATACGACAAAATTCTCAATACGACTAGCTGCTGAAAAGTATTTCGCAAAATCTGTTCTGCCTTGCATGCTGTCGCTCATCTCCCCCGCTGTAAAGCTAGGGATTGATAATAACTGTTTTCCCATAATTATAATCTACTTGTTATAAAATCTTCTGTTAAGATTTGATCTACTTGTCCATTGTTAGGATCTACATTGTATCCCTCGCTAGCGTCTGAGTGTTTAGCAAGTGATAATTTGTATTCGTATTTTTCTTGCATCAGTTTTCCTACCTGGAGATTAGCTGTTATTGCATAAGCTATATCTGCAGCTAGAGCTGCTGATATTGTTTCTCTAAGTAGTATATCCATTTCGTTTGGATCTGTGACTTGAGAACAATAAATTATTTTTAATGCACTTTCATTGCATAAAACTTTTCTACCCTCTACTTTGTGATCTGCGTTATAAGCATCTATTGCTAATAATCTTAAACAATCACTAGGTAAGGTAAATTGAAAACTAAATCCAAAAGCTGGAGTTGCAGTATCTTGAGCCAATTGTTTTCTCTTGATTAGTGAATTCCAAGGATGGCATCTAAATACCGCATCTCTAACAGTAGCGTATCGCTCATTGCAAAGTCTTGCATTTTTAGAATTATCAGTAAGTGATGTAATACTTGCAGCTCCTAATTGATTAAGCGCAGAATTACAGATTTGAACGACACTAGCCATTTGTTATGCTCTCCTTTTCTTTTTTGGAAATCCAGCTTTCATATTTGCGTATGCTTTTTTAGTAATGGTACTCTTAGATTTTGGTCTTGAGATACCTTTTCTTTTTCTAGCATTTATATTTGCGTATAAGCCTTTTCTTTTAGCCATTTTATTTCCTCTTTTTACTTTTTATTATTTTTGCTTTTAAAGCTGCTGGCAATCTGTTTTGTTTGCCTTTTAGCTTTTTACTTGGTCTGCCTTTGCTAGACCCGTATGTTCCTTTACCCATTGGCATAAGGTTTCTCCTATTGTTGTTGATTAAGATGGAGGCGGTTTCCCGCCTCCGATCATTAGTGATTATTACTCATCACAAGGTACTTGGAAGACTTTTGCCTCTTCCATTCTAGTAGCACCAATTGCCATAGAATAATATACCTGCGTGGCATAACTTTTATCATCTCGTTCTGTTATCTTTGCCTTTACATCAGCTCCGATCGCTAACTTGATCGCATCTTCCGTAAAACCAAAACATAATCTATCGTCTGTATTAGTAGCGTCAGTATCAAGTCTGTTTGACATGATAAATTCGAAACCTAAAAACGAATTGATGTCTCCTTGAGCAAGAGCTTTCACAGTATTAAAATCGCTAGATTTTACTTCTGTTGTCGCTAATAGATCTTGGATCTGTTTTGGACCACAAACAAAGTATCTTTTTAAAGATGGATCTACGCTGCCGTTGTCAAAGAAAAACTTAGTTTCTAATAACTTAGCAATAGTTAATCCGTCTGTTTGTTGTGCAGTTGAGAATTTAGATGAGCTTGGTAAAGCCACCGCAGTTCCACCAGCAACGCCAGTATCTGCAGATCCTCCCAACGCAGCAATTATCTGATCGTCAATCGTTCTGTTCATAGCTGCAGCTGCTGCTTTAGCGTATGAAGAAGTTGGATCAACAAGCATTCTTACTTTGTCGAGATCATCTATTAAATCAGCCCATTCAAAGTCTGAAAGGCTAACTCGTCTTCTGCTGTGTGGTGTATTGACTTGAGGAGTGTTCCCGTGTCTAGTTGTTCTAGCTACGGCTGCAGTTGCTCCGATTTGATCGAAGAACGCATTTTTTCCTCTGATAGTTTCAACATCCACAGCACCTCTTAGCTTACTTCCCATTTGTTGAGAAAGCATGCTTACATTTGAAGAGTATTGTTCTACAAATGCAGTTGTTATTTGAGTTGACATATTTGTCTCCCTCTATTGTTAGTGTTGTTGTTTATGTTAAAACGGATGATTATCCTTGCGGGTCGCTCCTCGGTTTTAGATCTCATGGATCTTAGTCTTTCCTAAAGTCAATTGGGGTCAAATGATTATCCCAATATCTCAGCTATACAGTTGATTTTTGTTCCCGTAAAGCCAAAACTTCTTCAACAGCGTCTTTGTGAGCTGGATGGTTTTTATCCCAATAAGCTGATCCTGGAGCTGTTAAACTATTTATTTCTTTGTCTAACTGCTTAGGTGTCATCATCATTGGTCCATCAGATGAAACAATTTTATCTTCTCCCATCTTTTCAGCCAACATTGCAAATGCTTTTATAACAGCTGGATTATCTCCAATCTTAGTTCCATCTTCCATGTTCATATTCATAAACCCTTGTGGAAAAACAGATGCAACTACATTGTTTGCCGCTGCTAGTTTTTGATCGTATGCTTGACCCCACTCTGTTTTTAATTCAGTAGTAGCTTTATTTCTAGCTGCCTCAGCAATAGTATTTGCCTCAGACAACTCAGCACCAATCATTTCATTATAAAATTTTACTACCCCGTCTGCTTGACCAGGTAATAGACCTAGCTTATGAGCTTGAGTTGCAAAACCTTTTAAAGCTGCCTCATTAACAGTTTTATCTTGTGGTAAATTAAACTTATATTCATCAGCAGATTTTGGTCTTCCAAGTTTTTCATAAACTTTATTCCAATCTTCTTCTGTTGCAAATTTATTAGGTACTGGAATTTTATCTGCACCTACTAATTTTTGCGCATGAACAAAACTTTTAGCTAAACTTTCTATATCAGAAATGTTCTCTAAAGATTTTTCGTTTCTTATCTCATCAGAAAGACTAGCTTTCCAATCAGTATTTTGTGTTGGAGTATTTGTATCTCCAGACAATACCGCATTTTGCTCAGTTGTTTCTTGAGCTGCTGGTGTTGCTACCTCTTGATTTTCACTCGACATTGTTATTTCTCCTTTTTGTTGAGCATGTTATTTATAAATAAGACAACTGCTCTTTGTCCCTCTCTAAATGCAGTATCGTGACTATCTCCTTGTACAAAGGTTGTAGTCTCAAAGCTGCATCTCTTTTTAAGATCTTCAAGCACTAATTGACCGCTCTCTGATCCAAAAGTCGTTTTGTAGTTTATTGATAATTGTTTTAAATCTTTATCATTCACTTAATAACCCCGCTTTCAAAGCTGGAGCTATTTTACCAGCACTCTCAGCTACTTGTTGAGCTTGCTGTAATTCAGCTTGCTCGATTTGTTGTTGCTGTTTTTCTTGCTGGATTTCTTGTACTTGAGCTTTAGATCTCATTACTTTTGCTGGTAAGCCTAATACATCTTTAATGTGATCTACTAAACCATCAACATCTAAGTAATCAAATACTGGAGCTACATTTTGTAATGAACCAAATATTTCTATACCTCTCATAACAGATGATAGCTCTTGTGTTTTCTGAGCTTTAGCTAAAGGAGATACATATTCTATTTCTACATCTTGGTTTCCTAAAGTTTCTGGTGGTGGAGGAAATTTATTATTTTTAAATAACAAATTAAAAGATCTTGTAATTAATGGTTGTAATAGTTCAGATTGTAGTCTGCCTAATACTGGACCAAGTAATCTCATTTTTTCCTCAGTACGCTGCATAACTTCTGTAGCTGTCATATTAACACCTTGGATCATCATCAATTGATCTACAAAAAAGTTTTCTCTAATTGCTTTTCTTCTTTGCTCTTCCATTTGTATTCCTATTGGATTGTTAGCTCCAATATTTAATGGCTCTATTCTTTCTCTAGTACCAGCTCTGTAAAAATTTAATCCTCCAGGTACAGTTCTTACTGGTAATACAAAGCCATCATCTGGAACCATCAATGGTGGGTCTATTTGTTTTTGTGCAGCTTTGATTGTAGTTTTGCACATTGTATTTAACATCTTAACATCTGGCAGCGCATTCATCGCTGGAGATCTTCCGTAAATTTCATTGCTGCTAGATTTTAAATATCTAGGAACCACATAAGGAAATTCTTTAAAACCACTATCTCTTAAAATAATTCCAGTATCCTCGTGAACATGACAAGAAACAAAATCCATATTAGAATTATTGTCATAACCCATTGGCATATCAGATGGATGTACTGAATGAATTATGTTTGTATCATCATGCGGAGCATCTTGAATTTTTCTAATTAAACTTTGTGGCAGCTGTGCATCTGGATACATAGCTGGTATATTTCTATTTTTAATTTGAAATCTTCTAACCAGACAATCAACCATACCTCTATCATCTTCTGTAATATAAATTTCTGAAATATGAATTGTTTTAAATCTAAGATCATCTTTAATATCGTCTGTTATAAACATTGCAGATGTGCCGAATGCTAGTAGCTCATGGTATAATTCAAAAATTTCTTGCTGAAAATTAGATCTTTGAAATACATGCTGCATAATATTTGAGCAACTTTCTAACCACTCAAGAGCCTCATCGTCTTGGTTCATTTCTGGAGATCTATATTTTAAAACAAACCATGGAGATATTGTGTTGGTCAACATACCATTTAAAGATGCAGATAATAATTCTAAAGAATGTGTGGCAGTACCATCAAATATTTGGTCATGCCTCTTATCCCCTTTGGTTCTTCTTAATGTAATATTAGATTTTCTAGGTAAGAAAAAATTTGCAATATCTTGCCAATGACTTTCCCATGTTGATCTTTGCGCTTTAAGCGTCTGATACTTATCTAAAATATCTTTGGCTTTTTTATCTATTGCCATTTATCCTCCTAATAAAGTTCTTTTGGATGTTGTTAATTTATTATCGCCTAAACCTTTAGCTCCAGTTAATATTGTACTAGATCTACCTTTACCTCTACCCATGTCAGTTGTTGTTGCAGCGTATGCTTGTGAAACTTCTGGTTTCGTTGGCGTTGGTGCTGCTGGCACAGCGGGTGGTGCAGGCGGTTTTGGTGGTCTTATAACTCTTGCTACTCCTCCCATATTATCCTCCTAATAAAGTTTTCTTTGTTATCTTACTATCGTCATCTTCTAAGCCATCAGCTCCAGTAAGAATAGTTGATGATCTTCCAGTTCTTTGATTTCTTAATTTTGCTCTTCTTCTTGCCTCTGCCTCTGCTCTTTCAGCATCATCAAATTTTGGTGGCTCGGGAGCGGGTTGAACGGGTGGAATAGGTGGCATCGCTGGTATCTTTGGTTTTAAAAATCCCATGTTAGTCTCCGTGTATTGAATATTCGTTTAGTGTTATAGTTTGATTTGGTTTTGTTTTTTCCGCTAAATCATTTACAGATATTGCCATATACCTCATCGCATCAACTGCGTGGCTGGACCAATCTTTAACTGGTTTATTAGAAAACATTTTAATTTTTTCATTATACTTTCGATGGTATTGTCTCAAAGCATCTATCAATGGTTTTGTATTCTCGATGTCAAACCAACATCTAGGTAAAACCATCTTGGTACTATGGATACCATCTTCTAAAGGTAATTTAGGTAAAATTCTAAACCTAACTCCCAATTGGTAAGCTACATCTAATCTAGTCTTACCCGTTGAAAATTCTGTGACTTCTATATCGTGGGGAGCAAAATGCTCTCCGTAAATATAATCTTTATCTTTTATAACTTGGACATAGTGAGGTAATCCCTCTCTTCTGTTTTCGTAATAATCAATTATTAAAAAAGAGTTTCCTAGTCTTTGAAAAAAAACAATCGCTGTACTATCATCAACTCCTAGATCCCATGCGGTATGAACCTCTAGGCTAGGATCATAAGTTATTCTAGTTAATTGTTTTCTCTCTTCTAAATTTTTAATTATGTCTCCAAATATAGATCCCTCAATATTTGCAATCCAATCACACTCAAATTCTTGTCGATACTTTGTATCTCCCATTTGAGCTTTGGCTGCATCCAACTCTTCCTGGTCAATAATATTAGTTTCACTTGCCTTAGCTATATAAGTCATCCACTTTGGATCTCCTAAAGCATATTGGTATAATTCATAAAATAAATTACCCATCCCCGCTGGAGTACCAATAAAATAACAAAAACCTTTTCTGTCAGATAATGCGGGTCTTATTATTTCATTCCAAAGTTTTGGTTCTATTTGCGCTGTCTCATCTATGCAAACTCCATCAAGAAATAATCCTCTTAGACTATCCCCCGCCTCACTAGATAAAAGAGTTATCCTAGATCCATTTGGTAAATCACATCTAAGCTCTGTTTCATTAAATGTTGTACCTGGTATAGCTCCAGCAAACATTTTTAAATAATCAAATGCAATTGCTTTAGCTTGTTTATATGTTGGCGCAATATACGCATACCTCGGATTTTTCAACTTATTCTGTAAAGCAGCTCTTATTAGGTGGTTGAGCATACAGACAGTTTTGCCAAATCTTCTATGGCAGCTTAACACCGCAAATCTATACTTGTCTAAACTATTATGCAGCTCTGCTTGCAATGGTCTAGGTGTATAAGGTATTTCAACTTTCATTATAAAATAGCTAATACAATAATAACTACTGCTACAACTGCACAGATTGTTTTGTGTTCCTTAACAATATGTGGAATGTGATCTTTCAGTTTCATTAATCCTCCTAGTGTATTGTTGGTAAATCAAAAATATCTCGAATAGATTTGTATTCGATGCCGCTTTTGTTCATTATTTTTTTTAAAAATTTATGAGCGTGCTGCTCATCCTCAAATCCGTTTAGGTGTATTACCAATCCGTTAGTGTCTTCGTTGGTAAAAACCATAGCTGTTATTAAACTATCTGTATATTTATTGTGTGCCATCTATGCTGTCTTCTTATTATTTTTTACAAAATTTCTTGCTGCGGCTACCGAGCTAAATCCCCACTTCTTGAGAGCCAGAGCTTTTCTTGTAGGCTTACCCTTGTCATCTTTCATTGCGCCTTTCATGCCAGCAAATCTGGCAGCAAAGCTGACCCTTCTTGGATTTTTTCCAGATTTTACTGGGGGTTTTAAATTAGATCCCTCAGTTCTTTTAAAGTAAGCTCTTCCTTTTGCAGTCAATCCACCAGTTTTGCTTTTGTGTTCTTTTCTCATCTGTGTCTGTGTGTATGTGTGTTAAATTCCCAAGTATATATATATATAAAAATGCGCCATGTTTAGCGGGTACACCCGTCACGCAAGCCTTGATTTTTACTTTTTTTCTAGGCTTTTTACCTCGTCAACTCTCTGTTTACTCTCTACTTTGTAGAATAATCTTTTATTTATAGGCTTTGTCGATAGGTATCATACCTACCAACCCAGGTAGAACTCCATGCTGCGTGCGTGAGGAGCGTGGCTCTTCCAACCAGATACCAACTTCAAACCAGGTTTAAGCAAGATATAAAAAAAGCCAAGGGAGTTTCCTCCCTCAGCTCTATAACTTTTTAATTACTTTATTAGTCGCAAGGCTGCGAAAGATCTTTAAAATTTTCCATTATATTTTGAAAGATCTCGTCTTTAACATTTACGCAAGCACCATCGCCCCAATCTAAATACCAATATTCAAGATCTCCGTTGTCATAAAGTCTAAAATCATCGCTTGGACCACCCCAGGAAAGCTGCCATCTCCAATAGACTTCTCTGCCACCTTTAACTCTATCAAAACAAAGACCCGCTTGATTAACATAGTCAAAAAAATCTTCGTATTGATTTAACTCTTGATAATCATCTGATAAAAATTCTTCAAACTTATTTCTTTCAGACTTATCTATATCAAGAAAATTTTTAGCTTTTGTAAAATCTTTTAAATGATCTTGATACGCTTTCTTAACTAATACAGCGCAAGATTTTTCAACTCTTGGCTCTGTATTTTTTGCTTGTATTGTTTCCATTTTTTCTGCTCCTTGTTAAGTTAGCTCTTCTTAACATGAGCATTGACATTGTGTCAAGATAAATGACAAATACGCAATATATTATTTGTTCTTTGTTTGTTCTTGTTTATCTTCCGATTTTCTTCATTGCGATTTTATGCGATTTTGTGAACGACATTCCCGCTTTCATGTTTTTCCGCATGCTCGCCATGTGTTTCGCTGTATGATGCTTACTATGTTTTTTTAGTGTTGTCTTTTGTCTTGTTGTTAGTGCCATGGTTATCCTTTTTGATTATTCCCGACAGCTCCAGGTAATTCTTTAACATCCAAACCTGGTACTTGATCCAGTATTGTTTTAACTTCTTTGTCATTGGATGGCTCCCCCCAACTAATTATTAAATGATTATCAATTTTTTGTTGTACTTGTGATTTGTCGCCAAATGTTGTGCTTGCGAGTTTTGTTGCAAGCCATCTTATATGGCTCCATTTTTCCCTTAAGAAATGTGTTTCTTGTGGTGTCTTTGGTATTTGCATATCCTCTGCAATTTTATCGAGCAAAGTCCAAACACCCGTTTGTCTAGCTGCCATTATTTTTTCTTTAAGCCGTTCATCTGCTCTGCACTTTTTATAAATTGTGCTTACATCTGGAAAGTCTTTGTCTTTACAAATAACAGAAAGAGGTTCCCCTAATTCTAGTCTTTCGCATATCTTTTCAATTTGATCCATTTTAATAATTGTTCATCCGTATAATTTTTAAAGCAATTCAGATTTCTTAAAGCCGTCAATCTACCCTTTTCTGATTTGGGTCCCGTTGATGCTCCTCCATGAAACTTGCAGCGATACTTGCCAGAAGTCTTTTGAAAATATCCTTTGCATCTGCATTGCTTGGTGTAATTAGAGCTGCGTGTGTAGCTCTCGCATTGTATTTTGTGTAGGGGTCTTCCAACCATAAAAAAACATTACTTTGACCCTATTTATCTCCTTAAATTAAATTGTCTATTCTGTCTATTGTTATTTTATCAAGTTTAAATTCAAGATCCAAAATTATTGTTTTGTATCTTCTTTTTATAGTGACCCTATGACAACCGAATTGCCTCCCTAAAGCCGACCAATTGAACCTCATTGCTCTAGCCCAGACAAGCCGTCTATCTTCAATTTTTTCAAGTTTTAGCAATAAATCTATGGCTAATTCCCAGCAAGTGATCTGTTTGCTGTTAGCTCTTAATTTTAAGCCTTTTTTATCATAATAGCCTAGATCCTTTTTATCGTAGCTCATTTGTAAAAGATCAAACATTTTGGGTTGTCCAGGTTTAGTTATAGTAGGCATAAGCCTTTCAGCGGTCCCAGCTATCGAAAACACCTCAACTATCTTATGTGCTATTATCTTCAAGCCACCACCCGAGAGGCAGCAGCCTCAAACTTTTTTTTTGAGGTTTCTACCTCCTCAATAGTATTCTGGAAACTATGCTTTCGGATTTTCAGACCCGTCTTTTTACAATAATACTCATTCCAGAAACCCTCTTTACCATATAATTCGAAAGTCTCTCCTTTATAGCTTATAGAATGTTTATCAGTGTGGGGGGAGGATGTTTTATTATACTTACTAGATCTATTAGTTATATAAGATGGTTTTATTAATACACCTCTATTTGACCTATCGGATATGTCAAATTTACCTATCACTCGTTTTTTAATAGTTTCTTGTAATATTTTTTGTCTTCCTAGATAATATAAATTAGTAGAGGCAAGCCGCTTAATTGTAATTAGGTTGTGTCTGGCAAGGTGTTTAATGGATCTCTGGATTGAGCTAATACTAATACCCGTGCGCTCCTTAATTGTGGCATATCTTGGATAGCATTTGCCGTCTTTAACATTCATGAACCCAACTAAGCAAAAATAAACCAATTTATCGGATGGCGTGAGCCTTTTATCATACATAACATTTAGATCGCCGACAAAATATAAGCTCATTTTTTACACACCAGGTTATGTCGATCTTGCAGCAGCTCCATTGCTTGAACCCAAGCTCTAGGCTCGATCAATACTTCTTTTTTATCTTTTTCTGGCGTGAGCTGCTTAACTCTAAAACTAACGACAGCATTGTCTTCAACTTTATAAAAAATTAAAAAACTAGGTAGATTAGCCATCCTGGCTAGTGCCTCAGTTGTGGTTGTTGCTTTCCAGGCTTGTCCAACATCAAATGTAGTCTCCGCCAAGTACAACGGAGCTTTGCATTTTAAGCAGATACCAACGCTATCAATATCAATATAGCCTAAATCATTTTTTAAAGATCTGTGCCATTCTGAGTAGTGATCTCCTCGATTGTAATAATTATTCCTTGCCATCAATCCTTATGTAATTTTCTTCAAAATCTTTTATTTTTTTTTCAGCCGCTGTTAATTTTACTTGCAGCTCCCCGTTTAATTCTTTGTGTGAGCTACTAATTGTTAAAATATTACTATTCTCCTCAGCCAATCGATCCCGATCTTTTTTGAGCTGCTTAATTGTTTCTGCGCATTTACAAGATTTCTTTTCCATCACAAAATAA